AGAATTAGATAGAACTTATGAGATTATAAAAAAACAAAATAGAAACTTAACTCCTTTGTGGATTGGAGTTGGTTTTACTGCTGGACTTGCTACTTCAATTGGAACTATCTATGTTTATCAAACTTTAACAAATGAGTGATAAATGAAAGATCCAAATGAAATTGTAAAAATTGAAAAAGCCATAGCACAAAAGTATGGTGAAGATACAATAGCAAATCCAAAACATTATTGGAATGAAGAAAAAGAAAAAGAATATGTAGAGCAATTAAAAGAATTATCAGTAATACAAACAAAACAAGAAGAAAAAGACCAAAAAATAAATATTGATGGTATTTTTATTTCTAAAAAACTACTTAATAAAGATAGCAAAAGAACTTGTCCTATTTGTTCTGTTTATTCATTTAGCAGCAAAGACGATCTATATATGAATAGATATGAATGTTGTTACAAATGTTATATTCAATGGGTAGAAGGAAGAGAAGAAAGATGGAAAACAGGTTGGAGGCCAAATGAAAGTAACGTTAACAAGAAGTGAACTAAAACAAATAATTCAAGAAGAATGGAACAGAGCAGAAATTTTGGAACAAAGTTCTCCAACTGGCGGATATGATGAAACAGTCGAGGGACAAGATCAAGAATTAGATTATGAAGGTTACATGACAAAAAGCCAACTTTTTAAAATTGGTGAATATGCTTTAAAACTTCACGATATGATTAACGACGGAGATAATCTACCAGAGTGGATGCAATCAAAAGTTTCACAAATGGAAAAAGATATTGGCTCTGTTTACCACGCACTTGAATATGATATAAAAAGAGGAACTATATAATGGCTACAACCCTTGAAATAATCCAAGGCATCTCACAAGCAGCTTCACATGCTTATGACGGTTCACACATGGCAAAATATAATGCTGATGGTGAAGAAAGAAAGATCGGACTTCGCAGAGAAGACGGCGATCCAATTTTAGACTCAAGAGTTATTGATGGTTTTAAAGTTAAGTTCAAAGGCAACAAACTTTGTATTACTTACCAAAGTGAAATTTCTATGAAAGAAGTTCATAAAGGTGGAAAGTTTGAAAACGAAATGGAACAAGTTATGGCTGACATTGTTAAGTTCTTAAAGAAAGAATATAAGACAATTACAAAAAATAGTTTATCCCTAAAAGCAATTGGAGAAGTTGATATTTTTGTTCAACCAATTTCAAGAACCAGAACAGACCTTAGAATGTATCAAGAGTTTGAAATTTCTTCATTAGATAAGAAAGCAGTTATTTCCGTAGGGCTTCCAAGTGAAGATATTGTAAATGACGGAACAAGAAAATTTCTTGCTATGGGAAGAGAGAAAGCCAAGAAACCTTCAAATATAACAAGACCAGACGAAAAGAAAAAAGAATAAAATGAAAAATGTCTACAGCATACAAATTAACAAAAGAACAAGTTAAGTCCGAAATTGTAAAGTGTGCTAAAGATCCAATTTATTTTCTAAACACATACGCAAGAATTTCGGACACACAAAAAGGTCCAATACCTTTTAGAACTTATAGTTTTCAAGACGAAGTTCTAAAAGATATGAAGGACTATCGTTTTAACGTAGTTCTAAAAGCCCGTCAGTTAGGTCTTTCAACAATCGTAGCAGGTTATATAGCTTGGCTAATGTTATTCCACAGAGATAAGAATGTTCTTATCTTAGCAACTAAATTACTTTCAGCATCAAACATGGTTAAGAAAGTTAAGTATATTATTAAAAGTTTACCAGATTGGTTAATGATTGCTGATGTATCAATCGACAATAGAAACTCATTTGAACTTACAAACGGTTCACAAATTAAAGCTTCCGCTACGTCTGGTGATGCTGGACGTTCGGAGGCTCTTTCTTTACTTGTTCTGGACGAAGCTGCGTTCATTGAGAACATGAAAGACCTATGGACAGGTGTATATCCTACGCTTGCTACTGGTGGTCGTTGTATTGGTATCTCAACTCCAAATGGTGTAGGTAATTGGTTTCATCAAACTTACTTAGATGCTGAGACAGGCACAAATGAATTTCACCCAGTGAGATTACATTGGTCAGTCCATCCAGATAGAGATCAAGCTTGGTTTGAAAGAGAAACCAAGAATATGTCTAAAAGAGAAATTGCACAAGAATATGAATGTTCTTTTAATGCTTCTGGAGAAACCGTAGTTGGTGCAGAAGAATTAGAATATATAGAAAAGAATTGTAGCGAACCAAAATTTAGAATTCACATAGACAGAAATCTTTGGGTATGGAAAGGATACAATCCAAACCATTCGTATGTTCTTGTAGCAGATACAGCAAGAGGCGATGGAAAAGACAATTCAGTATTCCATCTTCTTAATCTTGATACTATGGAAATAGTAGCAGAATATCAAGGAAAAATAACAACAGAAGATTTTGCCGATCTTGTTATCACAACAGGCAAAGAATATAATAATTGTATGGTAGTTATAGAAAACAATAATCTTGGATTTTCAGTCTTAGAAAAGATTGTTGATAAAGGATATACAAATGTTTATTATTCTACAAAAGGTTCTGCTGAATATATAGATCAAATCTCAGCAGAAGGAACAACAAACACAGTTCCGGGCTTTACTACTTCACATAAATCAAGACCTCTTATAGTAGCAAAGATGGAAGAATTTGTTAGAAATAAAAGTGTTAAAATAAATTCTATAAGAACCTTCCACGAACTAAGCACATTTATATGGGTATTAGGAAGACCACAAGCGATGCAAGGATACAACGACGATTTAGTTATGTCCTTAGCAATTGCTTGTTGGGTCAAGGATACGGTGTTCCAAACCAATCAAAGGGAACTGGAATATAAGAAAGCTATATTGACAGGCTTTACAAAAAGTAATACTATATTTGATACTAAAATTTCGGGGATGCAAGGATACAATAGAGACTTGTCTGTATCCTTGGAAAGAGCGAAACAAGAACACGCACAATATTTTTGGATATATAAAGGATGATAAATGGCAGATCAAAATAAGAATAATACTAAAAACATAGACTCAGCTTTATTTAAAAGACTAACAAAGCTTTTGTCTGGTCCTATAGTAAATTATAATCAACCAGTTCAAAGTAGATATAGACGTAACCAAATGGATAAACTTGGTTCAAAGTTTACTTCTGCTTCTGGTTTAGAGTTTAAGAAAACTGCTTATAATCCTTATGAGAATTTCTCTTCCAAACTTATGACAAATCAAAATCGTGCCGAAAGGTATATAGATTTTGACCAAATGGAATACATGCCAGAGATAGCATCTGCCTTAGACATTTACGCAGATGAAATGACTACATCAAACGAACTTACTCCCTTAATGAGTATCAAATGTCCTAACGAAGAAATTAAAACAATTCTTCAAACACTTTATATTAAAACACTTAATTTAGACACCAACTTATTTAATTGGTGTAGAAATATGTGTAAGTATGGAGATCACTTTATTTATCTTGATATTGATGAACATTTAGGTATTAAATCTGCTATTGGTCTTCCATCAAATCAAGTTGAAAGAATGGAAGGTAAGGATCCAACCAATCCAAATTACGTTCAATTTCAATGGAACTCCGCTGGTATGACGTTTGAGAATTGGCAAGTAGCACACTTCCGTATTCTTGGAAACGATAAACATTCTCCATATGGAACTTCTGTTTTAGACTCGTCAAGAAGAATTTGGAGACAACTTACCTTACTTGAAGACGCTATGATGGCGTATCGTATTACAAGATCACCAGAACGTAAAGTATTTTATATTGACGTTGGAAATATTCCTCCACAAGAAATCGAACAGTTCATGCAAAGAGCCATGACTACGATGAAAAGAAATCAAATTTTAGATGCTACAACTGGTCGCGTTGATCTTCGCTATAATCCTATGTCCGTTGACGAGGATTATTTTATTCCTGTTCGTGGTGGAGTAAATAATAATAAAATTGAAGCACTTCCCGGTGGTCAATTTGCTTCTGCTATTGAGGACGTAAAATATTTAAGAGACAAATTATTTGCTGCTCTTAAAGTTCCTATGTCTTATCTTATTAGAGGAGATGGAGCAAGTGAAGATAAAGCAACATTAGCACAAAAAGATGTTCGCTTTGCAAGAACCGTTCAAAGATTACAAAGAGTAGTTGTTGGAGAATTAGAAAAGATTGGTATAGTCCACTTGTTTACACTTGGATATAGAGGATCAGATTTAATTTCATTTAAACTTTCTCTTAATAATCCATCAAAGATTGCAGCACTACAAGAACTTGAACATTGGAAAACTAAATTTGATGTTGCTGGTGCAGCTACCGAAGGGTATTTCTCTAAACGTTGGATTGCTCACAATATATTTGGTATCTCCGATGAAGAATTCCTCCGTATCCAAAGAGAACAATTCTATGATCGTAAATTCACAGCCACACTTGAAGCAGCAGGAGCACAACCACAAGGAGGTGGTGGTGGAGGTGGAGGAGGTGGTCTTGGAGGCGGCTTAGGTGGGGGACCAGAAGAAATGCCACCAGATACAAGCCCAGAAGGTGGCCCACCAGAAGCCCCAGAAGGTGGAGGAGCACCAGAAGGTGGAGCAGGAGGAGCAGAAGCTCCAGAAGCCCCACCAGCAGCAGGAGATGAGGGAGGAAGCACATTATTAGCAGCACCCCCCGGTAAAAGAAGAGATACGGCAGGAAAAGTAATAACAACAACTTTAGCTTCAAAAGGTAAATTATATTCACCAGTAGCTAACAGAGGTGGAGATAAACGAGATGTAGGAGCAAGAGCCAGAGGATTTAAAGCTTCTGGTGGAGGATTTACAGCAAGTCCAAGTGTTAAAAATATTTTCCCCGGTCTACAAGATATTAAATCTTTAGCAAATGCAGCAGGTATTAGTGAAACTTCACAAGAAAGATACACAGATGAAGAATACGAACTATTTACATTAGAAAAAGAAACTAGAGTTCTTTTAGAAAGTCTGGAGATAAAAAAGAATGCAAAAGCTTAAACTCAAACACAATAAGAAAAGAAACACAGCTTTTCTTTTTGAGTCATTAACAAAAGAATTAACAAAGGCAATCGTAAACAAAGACGAGAAAACAAAACAAATTATTTTGTCTGTTATTAAAGAACATTTTAAAAAAGGTTCAATACTATCAAAAGAATTAGATGTTTATAAATCTCTTTATGAAACAAGAGGTCTTAATAAAGATACAGCCAATAGAATGTTGAATGAAGCAAAAAGAATGTATGCTACTTTTATGCCTCAAGATATTTTTAATCAACAAACCAGAATTATAAATGATGTAAATAAAAAAGTAAATGCTTCTGTCTTTACAAACTTTATGTCTAACTACAAAGACTTAGCAACAATAGCTCAAATCTTTGATAATGAAATTCCTATGAAGACAAGAGTTATATTAGAAGAATATTTAATTGATAGGTTGTCAACCCAAGATGATCCACAAAATAATCTTAAACCAATTGATAGCCTTGTATATAAAGAATTCGTCAAGAAGTTTAATGACAAGTATGGTGCTTCTTTAATGGAAGAACAAAAACAACTTCTTACAAAATATATTGCTTCTTATTCAAACGACGATATTGATTTCAAAGTTTATCTTAATGAAGAAATTGGAAGAATAAAACAAATTGTTATTTCATCCAAACAAATTACAGAAAGCAAACAAAGAGAAGGCTTGGTTAATATTTTAGAGTCATTTAGAACAAATCAAATAACTCCAGCCATGATTGAAAAAGTTTTGAAACTACAACAATTAGTTAAGGAACTTGTTTAATGTCAATAAAGATTAAAGTTAAGGACGATAGTATGGAAGGAATTGGGGAACCAGAAATCCCCAAGACCAAAGTTCGTCTTGATATAAGAAAAACCTTGGATGGTAATTTTATCATCCAAGATCATCCTTATATTGATATTATAATATCTCCATCAAAAAATAAAATTTTAGCCTTATCTACTATTGCGATGGATGATAAAGTATATTATACTCAAAATAAATATTTTGACTTTCTTTACAAGCGTGGAGTAATAGATCCATCAACAATTCAAGCTGGAAATATCTATGCCTCAATGGAAGCTGCTATTCCTCAAACAACAGAGAAAGTAGATCCTATTGAAGTTATTATATTTTCAACTGCTTTGTTTATAGATAAAGAAAGACCTTCGTTTGAATATGAGAAGGCTATGAGAAAAATGCAAGACGATTATCTTACTGACCCAAGTGATCAAGATACAACTGAACTTGGAGAAGTGCCACAGAAAGCTCGTCAAGGTTCAATTGGAACTGCTGCTTACTCTCTTAATAAACATTACAATATCGCTTATTTAGGCGAAAGGAAAGACAAAAAATGAAACTCACAGAAAGTTATTTAAGAAATATGATTAAACAAGTTATTAATGAAATGGATCAAGGCGAAATGGATTATCGTAGTATGGCCGCACCCGATGAAGATACTTCTGTTAGTCTTGGTACATTTATTCGTACATTTTTACGCAATAACCCAAATGCAACAGATGAACAAATAGAACAAGCAGTACAAGATAAACAACAAGTTAGTGATAAGTTTAATTATAGCTATTAAATGTTCCTCCCATACTTTATACTAATTTGTTATGGTTTAACCAATATCCTTGTTTATGGTTCTATATTTGATAGTATAAGACCAAAAGAAGGACTATTAGGAAAACTTTTTAAA